AGTGCTTGCAGATCACCGGCTGTCATGCGTTTCATGCTTAAAAACTCCTTTCCTTCGCCGCATCGCCAGCAAATATTCCGGCTTTTGGGCAACAAAAAAAGAGGGTTTGCTTCTTACTCCAAATTGGAGAAGAAACAAACCCTCTTCGTTTACGATGTAGTTCAGATGATTTCTCGGATGGTATGAATGACACCGAGCAGCAGCCCGATGAAGAAGGCGAGTCCTCCGATGAGACCGCCTATGATTAAGTTCAATGCGAAGATGCCGACTGAGCCGGAGATACCGTAGCCGCTGGGAACGAGCCAGAGGCACATCCTCCGGATGCCGAACGGTAATCCAACGCAGATCCACATAAGAAAGTAGTCGCATACGCCGTCAGGCATATAGATCGGCTTGAGAAATGACGCAAGACAGAACGCAAGCGCGATTGGCAGCACAACCTCCTTCAAGAAGACTTTGATAGCACCCACTATATCCTCCTTCTGCCGGAAGTGTGCAGCGGCACCCTCCGGCTTGCTTGATTATTGTGAAAGTCCTTTGTTTTCGGTCAAAAAAAGAAGGGACTAAGCCAGAATGCCTTGGTTTTCAAGGTCTTTCTGATTTAGTCCTATTATCGCACAATAATCTTTTGTTATTTCCACCAAAACAAAGTCTGTCTTGAAAAAAGCATACTGTTTTTGGATAGCCGAAATTGCTGTCCCATGCTCCGAAAGCATAAGTAGTTGTACTTTCGGTAGACCCAAACGGCTCATTTACCATTGCCTTAATATTATATTCATCGATATAGCTAATTATTTTTGCTGTACCATCTTTAGTATAAGGAAGAGCGGTTAGTGTTACAGTCAAATCACCGCTCGTTATAGACGCCTCTATTCTCAAATAGGTAGTGTCTGTTACTGTCCCGCTTTCAGTAGGATTAAAATTGTTTGTGCTTGAATATTTACGGTATTCTTTCCATGTAGTACCATCTTCACTTTTTTGTATTTGGAAACTTCCGGTCCAGGAACCGCCAGAAATAACTTTCCAACTTTCTCCCACTACAACAGCGCCAGTAGTTCCAGTAGCATTGTCCTTCAAATTCAATTCTACTGAAAAAGATTCTACCTCGTGCGTCAGCCTGATGTTACCATCAATCAGCCCTTCGTTGAAAATCGGTCTATTGCTTGTAATGGTTACAGTACCTGTTGTGCTGGACGGCGTAACCTTTGGATTATCCTGAAACGCTATAGTAACCCAGCCGTTAGAGCCATCTGTTCCTGAAAGGTTATTTTCATCATAAGCAACACCTTTCTTACCACCAATGCCACCATTACCATAGTTGGTTCCGTCGCTTCCGTTCTTTGCACCATGTTCTTCCGAATAAGCTGCAGTAGCTCCACCACCACCTTGAGCTACCCAACCAAAAGCGCTGCTGCTTCCGCCGTTGCCACCAGCATTACCGTAACCAGCTCCATAATGCACAGCACCACCTTTGCCACCAGCTCCCACAGTTACAGGGAAACTATCACCTTCGGTCAAATCCATCTCAAAACTGTAAAAACCACCACGACCACCTGTGCCACCTGAACTTTGCTTATCACTTGCTTTTCTGGCTACACCACTGCCGCCACCGCCGCCACCAGCTACTTCTATTGTATAACGGCCATCTTTCGGGACTGTATACGTATAATTGCCAGGCGCCGTGTAAACAGCACTCTCAACCAAATCCATAGTTACCTCATCTTCAAAATAAGCATGAGTAATTTCAAAATCGCCAAACTTCCAATCATCTTCGCTATATCTAGCCAGTTGTTTTACTGGATAATTCCCACTTGTGATATATATAACATCTGCTGACTGAGCAAATCTCAATTTTTCCAAATCAGCTTCTGTAAAAGGCGTTACTATTTCTATCCCTAAATAATTCCCATTTCTGTGGATCCGAATATACTGATCGCCTATTTCAAGCAGATAATTAATATCATCAGTAAAATTAAATCCAGCCAGAATACACCTTTTATCAGCATATTTGGTAGCAATGCAGTAAACCGTACCACTACGACGATACGCAGGACCATAAGGACGAATATAACAATTTTCAGCAGTCAAAAGAGCATATTGATATTTATCCAAATCGACACGATTAGCAACAGCATTAGATATCTCACCTGCAGTAAATGCAGGCTGCAGTACATAAAAAGGATTCGGTCCGCTTCCTCTAGCCATAATATCACATCCTCGCAGCGAAATAATTGTCAGGGTAATCCAGCTTATCCTGACGTTCAGCTGCTGTGGTATATTTTGCTCTGCTTAATGCAGCCTGTGCCAGCTGATACTGTGTTTGTTGGATAGTTCCATTACCATTTAACTGCAAGCAAATATTAAAGGCCAGCATTCTTGCCAGCGCCTCTGTAAAATCCGAGCTAAAAAGTTCTGCATTTTCTGCATCATAAGTATACTCTAAATATGCCTGATATACGTTGCAGCCGATAGCCTGCGTATTGTCGTTAACCAAGAACAAATCATACTTGTCCCTCTCTAAACTGCTTACATTTTCTTTTTCATTAAATATGCGCCTTGCACATACACATTTCTCTGGATATGCATACACATACTTCCAATCAGGATTTAAAGCATCCAGTTCTGCAAGTCTGATAATCCTCTTAGCAAATCCCCAACTGTATTCTCGCAATAGTTCTTTTCTGCTATGGTCATAAAACAACTTACACTGCCTTGCAAGTTCGTTATTCTCATCAATAGAAGAAATGCGGCCTTTGGCTAAATAAGCCAAGGCCATATTACAAATATCTGTATTATTCATCACGGAAACACCTCCATGTTATTTTCCTCTTTATTAAAATAGGGACGCCTTTAAGACGTCCCTAAGTGCTTGTACATAGCCGTCACATGACTATATAGGTGTTATTTAATATTTTCTCTAATAAGCCTGATTAAATCTTGTTTGCTGGCATTTACCGGATATTTAATATCAGCATTATAGAGCTTAACTCTCAATTCATTGGCTGACATATCTTCAAGCCTTCTGCCAGGTATAACCGTCTTGCCGTTACTATATAAAATCATTTAAAATCAACATCCACAGCAAGAGCTGCAACAATTTTAGCAGCCGTTGCATTAGTAGGAGTACTGGATTCACTGGCCTTAATGCGCAGATATTTTTTTACTCCCAAAGGCACCTTAGCTCTCACAGGTGCCTTTTCGTCAAGTGTAAAACTTCCCAGTGCTACAGCCTCGCTGAACTCCTCATCATCAGCAGTCTCCAATGTCAAAGCAACGCTGCCGCTTTCAAGCTTCGGCCCTACATAAAGCCACATCGGATTAATGCTGTCACCGCCACCCATAGCGATAACATCACCGAGAACACCATCAACTAATTCTGCAGCAGGTTTCTCAAAGAAAATATTTTCCTTGTCTAATCTCATTATTCTTCACTCCTTATGCTTCAATTTTAGCTTCGTCTTCACGAATGCAGTCAAGTTTACGCACACGCATGCCATCTACATTTAATACTTTAATGCCATTAGCCAGCGTTTCCATCTCAACATGGACATTATTTTTATCGATCAAGCACAACTTGAACAGCGTATACATGCTGCGAGAGCAGTACATCATAACACTGTCAGGGTTTCTCAGTCGGTCATGGACCCGAATAACATTTTCAATAATCTTCTGTTTTTGAGCAGAAGTTGCAGATGCAAACTGTGCTGCATCAATATTACGAATAGCTCCGACAGCTCTGTAATCGCGAATAGTCAGCCCTACATTCCAGGTCCATTTCGTAATCATTGCTTCAAATTCAGTTCCATCATCTGCCATGGTAGTTTGTTGTCCCAGATCTTCTTTTTTCAGACCAGCGCTGCCATTTTTAGGGAACACGCCAGAACAGGTACGCTCACCCCAGTTTACGAAGTAAATAGAGGTATTCTTAGAACCACCGCCAGCATTAAGAGTAGTATAACCCTCAGCTGTCGGATCATCACCATTGCCAAAATAACGATGTCTGATATCGAATCCGTTAAATTCATCCGGAACCTCGCTAAGTCCGCCATAAATAACATCTTTAGCAATACGGTCGCCAAAGCCAGCTACAAATGCTAAATCTTCACTGTAGCGAAAAGCAGCAGGGTCATTCTGCAAACGCAAAAGCTCTACGTCCATCTTATTACGGTTTTCGTATAAAGTAGTCGTATCGTTGATTTGCTTTACCCCACTCTTTTTATAAGGAACACCGGTATTAATACGGCGGATAGAAGGTTCAGGAACTTTTGTACGCTGAGTAGTCACGATGCCAGTAGGAAGATTTCCTTCCATAAAGGTCATTTCTTCTAAAATTGGATTGGATTGAGATAAGACTTCAATGATATCATCTACATTCCCAGATGGATCGAGTCTACCTCTCCAGTCAGCCAAAGTATAAGCTAGTTGATTTAAAACTGCCATTATTCATTCATCCTCTCTTATTTTAATTTAGTAAAATCTGTTTTGTCATAGAATTTTTCAAGACTATTCCTCTGTGCAACAGGAGCACCAACACCTTTGCCAGGATCGCTTTCCAACAGCCTTCCGAGCATAGAAAAAGCGCGGATAACTTCAATTCTGTTACCTGCGCCTGTTTCGTTTAATGCCTGTCTGATACCCGGAACAGCTTTCTCTACATGTTCCACCGCAAGACCGCAAAGATTGATTGTACTATCAAACTCTGTTCCGAGCTCTTTTTTTGCCGTCTCGCCCCAGTTTTGGATTTCTGCATTTCGCTGTTCGATAACAGCGGTCATAGCAGCTTCTGCAATACCCTTCCCCCACTCACCGCCATACTTAACGATAGCGTTCGCCTGCTCGTTGTTAAGTCCCATATCCTTAATAACCTCTACAAACTTATCGCTTTCTTCCTGGCTGAACTCAAAATCCCCCATAGCGGAAACAGTTTCTTTAAAGTCATAAGCGATCTGTTCAGCGTTTTCCTGAGATTGGGTTTCTGCTTTACCCCCAAGAAGGGTATCCTGAGATTGTGTTTCATGCTGTGTGTCCTCTTGCTGCTCAACTGTTTCTGTGCCCTGCGTGTTATCGTTGGCACTTGTGTTGATTTCATCTTCCATTATTCATCGTCTCCTTCCAATTGTTCGGCAACTATTTTCTGTGCCTTGATTTGAGTATTTATATATTCAAGCTCAGCTTTTTGTTTGAGCTTTACTCCAGTGATACCAAGATTTTGAATATCGTTTAGGATCAATAAACCAACTTTTCGCATGCCCTCGTTATAAAAGGTCTGCGAATTACCAGTGAAGTTATCCGCATTAACTTTTGTTTTGTCCAGCAACCGCATTAAAAACCAGCGTCCGCTTTCGCTATTTAAGATGGTCAGCAGCGCATCTTGATCGCGTTTTTGAAGTTCTCTATAGAAAAACTCCTGCAATTTTGCTTGCCTGCTGTTTTGGTCTGTAATCGACTTATACACCACCTGCACCACCTCCCATACCAAGCCAAGCTGCCATTGCCGGATTTCCGTCATTTGCAGCCTCAGTCATGTTTTTTGCAGCCTGCGCTGCCGGTGCTGCTGCCTGCATAAGAGCCATTGCTTCCTGTGCCTGCTGCTGCTCTTGTAACGCCTGCTGCTCCTGCTCAATGAGCTTTTTAACGTCATCATCACTACGTTGCATAGCGGCAGGAGCGCCAAGCATTTCAAAATATTTGGACAAAGTTCCAATAGGATCAACTTTTTTTAGCACCTCTGGCCAAGCCTGCGCCATCTGCAGCGTAGTAGCAAGAGCCTGCTCAATATTAACAAGCCCACTCATTTTCTGTGCCTGTGCCAGCGGAGAAATATACTCAATTTTGATATCCTCATTACTTATGCGGTCCTGAATTTCAGGCGGTATCGGAGGGAAAGCTCCTGCTCTTTCAAGGATGTTATATATCCTTACAATGATTGGCGTTAGAAACTCATCCTGCAGACGTTCCACCACAGGACCAAGTTGTTGTAATTTTTCCTGTGTGCGCTCCATAACCTCACGTGCTGTCATCTGCCCGTTATCTACACTATCCAGCATCAAGAACAAATCTGCACTATAATGCCTTTTGATTGCATCCTCCGTGCGAATGATCTCCTGTGAAGCATGGTCAATATCTAAATTGATCTGGAATAGCGGCTGAACAAACTGCTGTGTCTGATCGTCTACAGCGGTCATTCCTCCAGGGATAAGATTGATACCACCATTGTTCAGCAGCGAAGCCGGGCCTTTCATCGGTGGCTTAACTCCAAGTTCAATGGCTGTCAGCAAGTCTTTTTTCATCATTTGAAGAGACTTACTGTCACCTTCGGCGAACCACCCTGGTCCTTTGGCATACGGCTCAAGACCATTGACGAGATACCTTGCAACTGGTATAGCCCATTCTTCGAATCCACCTACATATAGAAATTCATTATCCTGTGACTTATCAAGCCAATAAACTGACCTATAAGGCATATTCAACCTATCCATATATCCTGGAAGCCGTTTGTCATTTGGTTCTACAAGCCAATTTACAGTATGTTTTTTATCAAGTCCGGTGCCATTGGCTACCTGCTGCTGCAGATGTTGCGGCAAACTTTCACTGCCGAAACAATCTACAATCTGTGATAATGTCATTTCATACTTGCGTGCGAATGTCTGTACTTTTCCAAACCCATCTACACCAAGCGCATAAGTCCCTATAGTCATAGGAACGCATCTAATGCCTGTATTTGGGTCATAAAAAATTGCCATTGGGCATTGTCCAAATGGCAATTCAAGATATACTGAATGTATGCTGTTATAAAAATTACTTTTTGAAAGCACCGCGGCTACAATTTCCTGCCTTATGTCCAGTACTCTTGTAGCTTCAATATCGCCACTCATAGCGCTATTGCTAAAGCCTAATTTGAACCACTGGCGACTAGGCGGAGTTAAACCACTCATTACGCCTGCAGCAAATATTTGTGCAGCCAGCCATGCAACCCCCTGGGCTATTTTCAAATCACGTCTGCGGGCAGGATTAGTTTTGTCAGCCGTATTATCAAATTCACCTATAAACGGCAGCTGATAATCTCTAATCTCTTTCCAACGGATTTCATAATCAAGCCGTTTTTCATAAAGATCTCGCATCTTTCTAACTAATTTTCTTTTTTCTGGCCAGTGGCTTTTTAAAGATGGTCCGTCTGACGGGTGCGTTTCCGCAGGCGCTCGTGCCGCAATTGTTTCAATTTCTTTCTGCTTTACTTTAGCTTTAGCCATTTTCAAACTCCTAACCTAAAGTTTTTCTTCCAGAACTGCTGCCTGCAATAGTATTACGATCAGTAGACACTTGAGTGGAAGCAAACCCGCGCCTTTTATTTTTCTTTGCCGGATCTGTTTCTGTTCCAGTCTCTGTACTGGTCACTGTCGTAGGAGCCGGAGGCGTTTCAACAACCTCAGGCATTCTAATACTGCCACCACCAAATACTTTCTTGAAAATTCCTATTGTTATCGCTCCTTAAAATATCGAATATTCTGTATTACACATCATCTTACGTCCATACCCAGGATCACCCGGTTTTAACCTTGGATAAACAGGCCTTGCAAAAGTCAGAGCAAGACCATCTGCAAGATCGGGGCTTTTACCAATCTTTTCCTTAATTTCTTCTTTAGGCTGTAAGATGATTTTGCCACGTTTACTAAACTTGTACTCTACGATACTAAGTTCGCTTTTTAATTCCGGCATATCAGGTATAGCGCCGCCAGACTTGAGCCATTCAAGCATCTTAAAATACATCTCAGCACGTATATTTTCAAAACGCTGTTCATGCAGTGCGTTGCCCTGAAAGTAGACTTCACTGATATTGTTGTACCCCAACTACCTAATGCGATCTATAACTCCAGCACCCATGACTCCAGCGTCAATAAAAGTCATATCGGCCTTATATCTGATTATCGCATCAATAACTCTTGCCGCCATATCCATAGTGTCCAGACCTTTGTAAACTAAAGGCTCATCTACCCATAGTCCCTGTCTCTTAAAAATAGTAGATCTGTCATCACCATATCTGGCTATATCAACGCCAAGAATAACTGGAGCTCCCTGCACGTCTTTTTCTTGAAGCAATCTGTGTGCTGCCTCTGTAACTAAATCAATAGGGATGACGACATTACTAGCCGATGCAGTAAAATCACAATAAAGCTCCTGACGTATTTCTATATCCGTCATATCTTCCATCATCGACTTAAGCTCTGCTTCATCCAACACACCGCTTTCATCAGCTCTATAAAGGCAGGTAAACCATTCTTCGCTGCGTTGCGCTCTTTGGTATATCTCATAGAACTGATTCTGCCCTTTAGGTGTTCCGATAAAATAAGCGAAGCCCTTGCGGTCAGCTAACGCCGGCCGTATTACTTCGCCCCATAGTTCAGGCTTTATTTGAGCATATTCGTCAAGCACAACGCCGTCCCAGTAAGTACCGCGCAACGCATCAGGCTTATCCGCGCCTATAATATATATCCTTGCCCCAACAGCATTTTTATGCTTTGACGGCAGTTCTATAAACAGATCGCTTTCATTTACCTTTCTACCGGGAATCGCGCTTGTGTAATACTTCAAATAGTTCCATGCAATCATCTTAGCCTGATTCCTAAACGGCGCTACATATGCGAACTGAGGGCTTATAAGCGTATTTTTGATAGCACTCTTAGTCAGCTCATTTATCATTCCTACAGTCTTACCATAACGTCTGTGGGCTACTATAACGGCGAAACGATATTTATCAAGGGCAGGATGAATTATGTCTTTCCAAAGAGGTCTTGGTTTGTATGGTATAGTTATTACTTTCAACCATCATCACCAGCCCAACGAAAAGTAATTGGTTCACCATCTTTACCACTAACCTCGCGCTTCTCTACAAATGCTGCTATCGATTTACCATATAGCTCAGATGCTTTAAGCCTATTATTCATGCGCTCTTCTTTATCGTCTATAACTTCTAACCAGAACTTTCTTAATTTGCTAAGTTCATCTATGATATTCTTCTGTTCATCTGCAATTTTTTCTTCAGTAACCGTTTGAAGTTCCGTTACCCTGTCAACAATGTGCTGCTTTGTTAACAGTCTTGACGCAGCCTGCCTTGCGCTTTTTGCTGAATACCCTGCATCAATGGCTGCCTGTTCCTGTGTTTTACCACCTACAGCCATAAGCCTACAAAACTTCTCCTGTCTTGGATCTTTTAGCGCAGCCATCTGTTATCACCACCTTTGTAAATAAAAAAGCACCTAACCGAAGTTAAGTGCCTTTATATTAAGTTATATGCTAAATTCTGATATATATTACCGTGTTTTATCGGCTTTTTAAGACTAAATTATTTGTGTAAGTTAAGTGGCTATTATTAAGTTATCGATACCACTGAAGTTTGATTTGCATCTTCTATAAAGCGATCCGCGCTCTCTTCCTTTTCTAATTCTACCCACTCGGCAACGGCAAAATCACCATCGCCAGGTACTACTATCAGTGCATCTTGAGGCATTTCCTTGAGCTTTTCTATTAGTTCTTTTACTAACATTTAATCACACTCCAATAAATAAGCCGCTGTATTACCCCAACGGCAGGGCTGGCAGTTGCCGGATTACCCAAACAACACACGCACCTTTAAGCGTGGATAGGTGTTCCCCATCTATGCCGTACCCGTGGCAGGGCTCGAACCTGCGACCACTGATTAAAAGTCAATCGCTCTTGCCATCTGAGCTACACGGGCAGTGTCCAAGTGCTAAACTTGAACATTTCACCTTTGCATGTTATCCCGTTACTAGGCTTCCATGCGATGTTTTGACACTACCAATGCGACTGCTGCTAGCCGCACGGTAGGGGCTATGGGTAGTTATCCGCATCATTCATACGATAAATTGCAGCTATCATATGCCATCATACGGCGAACACCATAGCCAAATATATGCACATACGGTTTATCACTTGCTCGGATAGTGAGCGGATTACTGCGTATGGCTTTATTGTAAGCCCACTTACTTACAATACTATTTTAACTCATTAAAACAGGTAATATGTCGGAAACTTTTTTATTTTATCAAACCTTTTTTCAATGCCAAACCAACAGCATCTCGGAGAAACTCCTTACGAAATTCATAACAGGTATCTCTATTTACGCCGGTTAATTCTGCAATTATTTTCATCGGCTTCCTTTTTTCATATTTTTGATACATAACTTTACCAGTAAGCTGATTCTCATGTATCTTATAGGTTTCTGCGACAACTTCAAGCCATAGCTCTGGGTTCATTATTATCGACTGATATGGTCCATATCCAAACGATATCATACGTACTGGCTCAATGTTTTTTAATGCTGCTGTTTCTGTTGGATTACTAATAAAAGCATGACCCCCACCGCCCGTATGCCCTTTCCTTGCAGTACGTTGCTCTTTTTCTTCATCAACAACTTTTTGTATTTGCTTACGATCCCAAAAGTACCGCTCTACATGCTTAATATACTGTTCTATTAGCATATCAGTCTCCTTCTAGCTTTTCTTTTTTAATCGCCTAAATAATGCTCCAAAAGGATTTATGCTGTCTTCTACGAGTTGGTTCAAAATAGCCTCCTTAAACTCTTCGTGTTTATGTTCTTGTTCGCCCTCAACAACCCAATATTCTTGCACCCATTCTCTCGTACCGTCTGCACTTTCAAGCAAATATAAGATACCTTTAGAATCTAGTTTGACACCAAGTACTTTACATTCTCCCTTAGGCACATGCACATTATCCCCTATATTAAACTTGCTCTCTATTGTTAATAACATTTGTATCGCCCTTCTTATCTGATAGATTTATTGTAAAAATACTAAACCTTCTTAAAACTAATATAAACAAAAACGTTAATATCCAATGTTCATATACAAATTCAAATATCCATTTTATTAGATCAGGATAATTCATGTCTTCACTCCTTAATCATCACATATAGCTTGACCGCAGTATTTGCAGTAGTGAGCATCATCATCTACCTCACGTCCGCATACAGGACATGCCCAGCCTTTAGGTATTTGTTGTGGGAAAGGACAGTTTGGTATAAAATGCTCTTCGACTACCAAATTTACTTCTTGTGGTAGTTGCTTTTGAGCAGCTGTCAATAAAGTTATATAAGCCTCTCTTTTCTTATTCATGGGCATTTTCCAAATGATTGGTTTTAATAAAGCTATTGATCTTTCTAACTTTAGTATGTTCATTCGTTTTCACCGTCCATAATAGCCCCGCAATAAGGGCAGATTTTGTATTTTTTGCTACCGCTGTAGATAGGTACACGCTCACCACATACGCTACAATCTCCTACGGGATGTTCAGGGTGTTCAATCCAGTATCCGTGCTTGCGTTCTTCTATAATAGGTTCTTGATCTAAAATTTCCAGCATTTTATTTGCCATAATCATTTTGTTATAAGACCAATCAGCCCTATTCATGTCCATGCATAACATTAATTTAGCTTCTAAAGCATCTTTGCTAATCAATTCCATAATCTATTCGCGCTCCTGACCTTAGATATAAATTCAGACGGTCTACCAAAACTGTATTTCTCATTAGGGTTACAGTTACCACAAATAAAACTTCCTAGATGTTTGCACTCGTGGCACCAGCCTACGTACTTTATTTCAGGCTTTTTCATAATTTATTTCTCCCTTGTTGACGTTCAAGTTGCTCCATTAGTTGAGACAGCCACTTCACTTTCGCTCCACGTTTTGATCTGTATTCTTCCATTCGACAATATACATTCCATCGATAAGCATAATCATAACCATGTTTTTTATAAATTTTGAACGCCCTTTTTATTTGACGAGCTTTGTATTCTTTCATCTACTTCACCGCCTTCGCTGATTAAAATAAGTTTCAAACAAATTTATTCTCTCATCAAACCTATTTATAAGTCGGCCAATCTCTTGTACGGATCCGGCATCAGCATCATACATCAATCGCAAATAAAATTTACTCAAAGCTAATATTGATCTTTTTTTACAAATTTGGCACTCTGCCGTAATTTGATAGTACATAGGATATTCTATGGTTCTCAACTTCAAGAAATCTATACATCTATGTTCCACTACTCCACCGCCTTAGTCGCAGACATATTTTTTATTAACATACGCTTTGATATCTGCAGGATCAAATGCTCTGTCACATTTTGGGCAGCAAGGAAACATAGTGTTCTCGCCACGCCCCATATTCTTCTCCATATTCTTCAAAGCAACTCTATATGGCTTGTAGCTATGTGCTATTTTCCAAAAACGTCTAGCCCTTTCCATATATCTACTCCACTCACGTTTTTTCTGTTCCTCAAAAATTGCAACTATGACCATTGCTGCAAACGGATCTACAATAGCACCGCATCGGTCGCAAAATATTAAATGACTTTCTTCATCTATAGAAAGTTGTGGGCGAACGCAATTAATGCCGCCATATCTATTATCTTTATAGCATTTGCAGGCCGAAAAAAACTTCTTTTTCGATACCATGCCTACAAGACTTTTAATTTTCTCCATTACTCCACCGCCTTAAACTTCTCTAAAGTCAATGTCCGGGTAACGATATAGCAGCATCTTCTTTTTGATCAGATACACCTGCGTCCGCATCCCTTTCGTGTCGACGTAATATATATGCCCGTCAGCTTCTGTTACCTTGAAATCTGCCTTGTAAATAATCGGCCTTATCTTTTTACCTGCGACCTCGTAGCCAGGCTGTAAAACAAATTTTGGCTGTAATTCAATGCTTTTTACTGCACCGGTACGCTGCTGCCAAAGTAAATCCTCATAATATTTTGCTTCTTTCCTGCTATCAAAGCGAATCCCGTCAACCTCAGTTATTGCATTGCCATATTTCAGCACAGGGACAGCCCCGGGTAAATTCGCCGGCGCCGTTACGCTGTCCGAACGAATTTTACTTACAAGGTGTGCCGGCAGTTCATTCCACGTCGTCATTTATTACTACCGCCGATAACATAATTTCTAGAGCTTTCTTCTCTCGCCTTAACCGGGCATTTTTACCGCCGAGCTGACTATTTTTCCGACGCAGATGTTTGAGTTCCGTCAAAGCCTGCAGAAGTACTGACTTTAATACCGGTATATATTGATCCTCCGGCTCATCTTTAATCATTGCCATCATGGCTTTTATATCCAAGGATTTCACATTTAACCACTCCAAACTTATATTTAAAAGGCCGCCCCCCTACGGGCTAATCACCTCCGCAGGGGTATACTTCCCTTTATGCTTGTATATAGTTAGTATGCGCGGCCGTTTTAACTTATCGCCAGATCTGCCACTCTACAAAAACCTCAGCTAAAGCACAACCGAGCTGCCATAGGAAACCTGCAGCAAAGATAAATAATAATGTGTATACTGTTTCACGCTTAGTCATTGTGCTTCAGTCCCTTCATGACTTATACTAATATCTTCCAAAAATCTCAAATTCTTGAAGTTTTGAATTGTCTCCCGTGCCTTCACGGCCCGTGTATCATCGGACCACATCAAGCAGCTCGGGCAAATATGCACCTCAAAATATCGACCTCTGTTTACGTGACTACCCGCCGTTGTATCCTTATGGCATATATCGCAATTCATGATCTCACCTCAAAATGGTTCTGACTTATTAGTGTTCAGCTTGTCAAAATGTTCTTCGCCTAAAATCTGTAGTTCTGCCATATCTGCAGCAAGGTTATACATTTTTGCGTGCTTATTATTTCCATGTGTATCGGTAACCTTAGCTCTAAATTCGGCAATAGTCCCTAAGAAACAACCACAAGACACTGTTATACCTTTGTCTTTATTTTTGAAAAATGTCGTAAAACTAAATCTACTACCAATGCGACCGATCAATAAATAGTCAGCGTTGCCGCACACCTCAGCGTCGCCGTACACCCTAGCGTCGCCGCACACCCTAGCGTTGTCGCACACCCAAGCGTTGCCGCACACCCTAGCGTCGCCGTACACCCAAGCGTCGCCGTACACCCTAGCGTTGTCGCACACCCAAGCGTCGCCGTACACCCAAGCGTCGCCGTACACCCTAGCGTCGCCGCACACCCTAGCGTTGTCGCACACCCAAGCGTCGCCGTACACCCTAGCGTCGCCGTACACCCAAGCGTCGCCGTACACCCAAGCGTCGCCATCTTGCGCTAAGTTATCTTCTTTTTCCACATATCCACCAAGTTCACCAGCTTCAACACTTCCAAAGCTAATTAAAGCCTTAATCCTAAATAATTTCTTGCCCCATTTTTCTATAAACTCTGCTGTCAACTCATACTTTTTCATAGTTACCGCTCCTTTAAACTTTAGCTAAATCACCTTGACGACGTGCTGACCGTTTTGGTACTACATCAGGCACTAACGGATGATATTTATAACACCGTTCACGATCAGCGACCACATAGGTAAATCCGCTTTCTTTGTCCACCCTCAAAAACGGCTGATGTCCACTGTACGGGCAATCACAAGTGTTAATGCATGCAGCGCATTTTCGGTCAACGTCTGCGATGAAGTTGATATCGTTGTAATTACGCTGCAAGAAGCTGTCGTCGGCGTCAGGGAAAATCCTCTTTGCTGCAGCTCTAACTTTATCGCTTATTGGCTGCCGTAGCTCACCAAATGTTTTACCTGCGGCAAGATCAGCAAATAACTTCTTCACAAACTCATTTGCCGCCATAGAATTACGCTCAATAGCTTTCTTCTCTGCGCCGATTTTATTCTGCCGTAGGATTGATAACGTGTTATTAATGTCTGCCCATGTCGGCCAATATTTATTATTATCAGCGATATAATCAACAGTATCGCCCCACATCTCAATGTCTGTGTATTTATAACGCTCCAGGGTTTGCCTTTCGATAGTTTTTTTTGCATCTTCGCTTCCCCAGTTTGGATTTAATCCCGCCGCCTGCCACACTTCATAAGCTGCCGTTATCTCTCTAAGTTCCAACATACGGCATATCCCTCACTTCCTCCCAGTCCAGCCCCATAAAACAAGCCAGTCTGTATTTTCTTTTCTCTGGAGGTATCGCTGCCCAGCGCTCCTTATTTTTTGCAATCCATTCGTCTTTCTCTTGTGCTTCCCTGTCAGCAGCTTGCACTGCTTCAGACAATTTGATTTCATCCGTCCAACGTTCATCCTGCAAAAAAGTATCAGGATCAGGTATGTAACGACCGTTATTTTCCTGCCACTGGTCAGTTTTTTTATATCGCTCAACAGCAGCATTAATCAATGCATACTGTTCTTCAGAGTGTACACGCATATTCATCCATGCTATTCTTGCAACAGGCTTTTTCCTTTTCGACGGATATAATTCCCAAAATAATTCAAAACCTTTTTCTTTTTCGTTAACCTCTAATCTATTTTTGGTTTGCTCGCGTGCGCGCGCGTTATTATTATTATCATTGTTTATCATTGTTATATTATTATCATTATTGTTAGATGTTAGCTGACTGTTAGGTTGTCTGTTAGGTGTCTGTTGACCGTCTGTTAGCTGACTGTTAGGTTGTCTGTTATCGACTTCCCTTTTTCCTTGATAAACCTGCCAGTTTACTATAGTTATCAGCCTTCCAGTCTTTGTTGATTGGTCTGTTAAAAAATTCATATTTTCAAACTTTTTTAACGCAGTCCTTACATTTTGGACTGTTAGTCCATTTCCGCAAGCTTTTACGATATTAGGCAAGCTTGTTATAAATTGTCCCGGTTGGCAAATAAATTCTTCTCCCTGCCAATACCACTTTTTTTCACTGTGATTTGCCATTAAAAGCAGAGTGATTAAAATTACCTTTTGCTCAACTGTCGTAACCTGCCAAATCGGACTATCTAACAATTTTCGATGTAAAGCAATAAACCCAGTATTCATAGCACTTTACTCCTGATGGTCATATTTTGTAGATAAATACGCTTTTACCTTTTGCCCAATTACAACGCCCTCGGCGGCATTGTGGCGCAGGTAATGGCATTTATTACAAAGCATTGCCATATCTTCCAATCTATCCTGTCCGCCTTGTGACTTTAGCGGCTCATGGTGTGGCTTAACTCCAGGCTCAACAAAGCTATTGCAGTTTATACACAAACAATCATCACGCCGATATACTTCCTCGCAGAGTTTTTTAAGCGCTTTACCTTTAAGTCTTATCCTCTTTATTTTTGGAATCATCTTTAACGCTCCACTCCTTGATCAGCTCATCTAATTCTTCCTGCGGCCTAGTTTCTACGCCAATCTCTTTTGCCGTCGATACCAAACAATCTATAAAACGGCTCATCTCTTTCGTGTCATAAGCACTGCTACCGTAATATACCCTTACATTGCTATAGCCTTTAATGTTCTGACATTCACTAACCAATTCAGCTATCCAGCCAACACCATTACTTTGCCAAATTTCAATAGTTCTGTTTACAGCGTCAGTTGGCACTGGCCATATTCTGCCGTAACCACATTCCCTAATTGCCTTCCTGTAAACATCTTCCTTGCTGTGAAAGCTCTCTTCTGACAGCTTTTCTGCTATCTTTTGACACAATACCCAAGCGTATTTATTAGCGTCGTTAGAACGCCCTTTGCGCCATTGCTTGACCTCTACAACATACTGCTTTTCAGGATCGATTTTATTGATTTCTTCTTCCTCTGATAAAGGGACAGGTACTACTAAATTTATGTATCCCATCCCTTTTAACGGCTGTAAACCTTTAACTGTTAGCTTCATTTTGCGCCCACTTACTTTGCGTTAATCTTCATCTTCGGCATTTTCGCCATATTCTTTTTTTAATTCCTCGAAATATTGATTTTTAAATTTTTCCAGCTGGCGCTTTGCCTCGTACGTTTCCGAGTTCGCCCTGTCGATATCATGTTTTTTTGTAGCCACTTCCTGCACCAATTTTCGATATTCGCTTAATGTAATTGTTACAGTGACTTCATTTTCAGCGATATAATTATCAGTACTGTCATGATAACTTTCAACTTTTTTCCCATATACTTGTTCCATTTTTAATTCCTCTTTTCAAAATTTATTTAACTGATGAATCCCTAAACCTTCCAACTTCATTTTGCTACTGCCTTTTGACAGTTCATACAAAGAGGCCTGCCAAATTTCTGCACGCTGTAATCGTGAACTCTTTGACTGATTTCAACTGTACATTCTTGACACATCAAAAATTGTGGTCCAGTATTTTCGTCAGGAAACGCAGGCTGTGTTTGTTCTATTGGCGTAGGTGATGTTGCTTTATGTTCCGCTACAGGCGCATCAACTTTTTTACCCAGCTCAAACCGTACAACACCCTTACTGTCCACGATTTTTAGCTTCACAAACTCACTTTTAGTCCGATCGTACTCTATGTCTTTCACAAAAAACTTTGCAGTGATTTTCCCATCGGTAGACAAATCCTGCTCCGATAGCTTCACCCATATAAACGGAGCATCGTATAGCTCACGTCCAATGCCCCAGTTAAACCCGGCACGTTTAAAACTATCACTTGCCAGTCCCTTGGCGGCTTCTGTGTTGCTCTCAGTGCCAGTATCCTCTTTTTCGATCCACTGCTTTTTATCATCATCCCACACCGAGATGATACAATTTGCGTTATCCCGTCCGTGATGTCGCTGCCAATTCATCGGTCCGAACGTCTCGTCAAGAATGCGCATATCGACCCTAGCGTCCTTATACAACAACAACGAACACCCGCTGTTATCTTTTTTTACCGTAGCGACCCGACATTCAACTTCATCTGCAGTAAGAAGTCTTATTTCTTTCATTGCCTATACCCCCTTTACACCGTTCTGCACGTCTAAGAAGTTTAACAGCCTGCTTTGCGGGGACTTTAGGCTCACCGTATGCTTGCTGAAGCGCACGAAAGGCCGCTAACTTTTCTTTCTCATTCATTTCTACGTCCTCCTAAAACTCTCTAAAAGTTTGACCGCCGCATCTACAGCGTGTATCCTCTATTGGCACTCTACATCCACAATGTACACATACAACGACCGGATACGGAGATGAACGGACCGGAAATTTAACTGGTTCTGAAAACGTCTTTTTTATTATTTCTACCGCAGCATTCAATCGATCAATTTTTGTTTGAGTACCATTGAAGATTACACTACTCTCAAACTCCTGCTGTAACTTATCCATTTACAAATCACCTTCGCTCATGCTAAAATGAAGGTGGACGCTAAACTTAGTAAAATTTACATGTCCACCTTGAGCTATCAACGTTGCACCGTTGATAGCTCTTTTTCTTTTGTTTTCTCATAATCACTCCTCCTAAACTAAATCAGATACTTCACAGTTCATTGCTGCTGCAATTTTCCTGAGCGTGGATAATGTCACATCTTTACCATTTTCAATATCAATTAGATTTTTATACCAAACACCACTGGCTTTAGAAACTTGTCTTCTTGACAAGCCTTTCTGTTCACGAATTTGTTTAATTTTGTTCATCTTGAATACTCTCCTTGCTGTGGTACAATTACTATATATGGAGGTGATATTATGAAAATGATTGCTGTAGATTCATCAAACGTTGAATGTATTGGTTATGAGAATGGAGTAATTGAGGTTCATTTTCACAACGGATATGCTTATCGCTATCCAAACTGTACCGAAGATTTGTTCAACAAGTTTCTTGCTTCCCCATCTAAAGGGCAGTTTGTCCACAATGTTTTAAAAGGACACGGTGAAACTCGCATTCGTTAATCCCAATCATCATCAAAAGGAACTTGAATATCTGTGCTCAAAATCTCAACACTTGCGCCTGTGACTATTGCCGTAGTCATGGGCGTATGGTGTTTTCTGATGTATTCTACTAATGGTCTTGCAGCTTCTTCTAATGTTTTAGCTTCTTGCTTGATATTTTCGTTCATGTTTTTTCTCCTATCTTCGCTCATCTCAACACCCCTACTGTCACTACAGCAGCCATAATAGCTACGTATGTTCCAATAAATATTGCAGTAGTTGCTACGGTAAAGTCTCTAATCATAAGCCTGCCACCTGCCCCATAGCGTAACCAATGTTGTAGATCATTCGTACTGCTACCAGTGTTGCTACTACAGTCAGCAGCCACATAGCAGGATACCTTGCAATACTATCAAGTAAGTCTGTTATTATATCAACTGCTGCTAAGTAAATATCTTTCATTTTCTCGCCTCCTATAAAGCCTTTAGAGCTGCTTCAAAATCAAATTTTTTTCTTCGCTGATTAGTTCGCTTTATACCATTAGGGCGGTATTCCATATTTTCATGCATAACCTTTGATAAAGCTTCATCAACTAGCGGAGGATCTAGTCTGTATGTCCTGCCGATTCTAAGATGTGGGACTATTCCTTTACGGCAATAACCTCTAACTGTAACAACTGGCAATCCTCTGCTTTGCGCGTATTCAGAACATGTCACTAGTTCCATCTTCCTGCTTCTCCTTTCTTTCAGTTTCATCAATGTTTTCGCCATCTTTAACATACTTATCTTCAAATTCTTCAGGACTTAATTTTTTTACCACTTCGACAAATTTTGCCAAAGCTTCTTCTTTCTTGCTCATGGTATATCCCTCTTTCAAAGTTGATATACCAGCCAAAGCGTGTTATAATGTTCTCGTCAGCTTCGGCTGGCGGCAAGAAACACTCGCTAAACTTTTCCAGAGAGCAGCGGGTGTTTCTTTTTATGTTGTAAAAGAACCTGCTCCTTCTTATAATGATTGTAGGAAGGAAGGTAATATCATTTATTCCAAGTTATAATTAAGTAATAATTTACAGAGGTGATATGATGTCTAAAATCACACTAATTTTTTTAACAGCACTTTTTACAACCTGTTCCAGTCTCGGTGTCGCATACTTCGTTCAATGGCTCAAAGACAGAAGTCATAACAAGCATCAGCACGAAATCCGACAAGCCTACAAAGTTTTATTTGAAACTATTTTGTATTCTTATTCCGAATGCCTAAAGAACGGAAATCCTCATCTTTGGGAGAATTCTCTTTGGACGAACCATCAAGCAGAATTTGCTGAATTTTTTCCACACGATACAACACAATTCGCGAAGATCTTGCTTCGTGTTCAATATCCCGTAGCTTCGACATTATTACCTGGCTGTCCTGATCATTTTGACGTGATTCAAGAAATCGACGATATTCTCCAACACATGCAACTGCAACAAAAGTAAGCAGTCCCATCAGCCAACAGGCACAAAATCCTAACATATAAAGGAATTCTTCCATTGTTACGCTCCTTTTGTTTTTCGCTTATATTTTTCTCAAACCGTTTTTGTTTCTTTTAAGAAACTTTTGAGGTAAAAAAAATAGCCATTACTTTCTCATCCGAAAGATGTAACACTTTAATTATTTCGTTCATTTCCGATCTACTAAATTCGGTAATGCCTCTAATCTTCTTTGACCAAGTACCTTTCGGCATTTGAATTTTCAACAAAAAATCTTTCATTTTTAATCCATTCAATTTGATTTCTGCCATAAGCATATTTGAATTCATTTTACTCCCTCCTTTCGTTTCCTTTAAGCAACTTAATTTTACTTCAATACCTTTCACATGTCAATACCTTTTGGAAACTTTTTTCTCTTTTAATGCTCGATTAGTTGCCAAGACGAAACCTTGATGTTATAATAATTTTACAGGAGGATATTATTATGAATATTCAAGATTTAATATATACAAGAAGGAAGCAATTAAATTTAACACTTGAGGAAGTTGCCAATCATGTTGGCGTCAGTAAAAGTACTGTAAAAAAATGGGAAACTGGATTTATAAAAAATATGCGTCGTGACAAAATGGCGCTATTAGCAGAAGTATTAAAAATTCCTCCAACATCTTTATTGACTGATGAGAATGTAAATTCTGAACACAAACATTATTATATTGATCCTGAGGCAGCAAAGATGGCCCAAGAACTTTATGACAATCCAGGTATGCGTATATTATTTGATGCGGCAAAAAATGTATCTCCGGAAGATTTAAAAGTAGCTGCAGAACTCATTTCAAGAATGAAAAAGAAAGAAGAATACGAAGAGTAACAGGAGTGATAACCATGATATCAAGGGTGGTTCTTGCAGACCTTCCTTACAAAATAGGTGGATATTGCGTTACAAATGCGGATGGAGAAAAAATATGTGTCTTAAATGCACGTCTTACCTATGAAGCAAATAGAAAAACTCTTCTGCATGAGCAGGAGCATATTATAAATAATGAATGACTTTGATAACTATTGTTTTGTTGATGAACTTGAAGCTCAACGTCATAGCCATAAATGATTTAATAAGAATTATTAAATCTTAAATTAAAATTTAGAAAAGAGGCCTCATTATGGATAATATACTGCAAGCATTAGTAGAAATATTTATTATACTTGTAGGATTTGTATTTGTTTTTGTTGGAATTATGTCGTTAAAGGATGACCAAACCGCTTTTAGCAACATATTATTTGCTTATGTTCCTGCTATTATTATGCTTACTGCACTTGTTATAGGATTACCACGTCAGGAAAACTATTACTATGCACATACGCTTCTAACTATATGTTACTTTTATAGTGCTTATAAATTCTTTTCAATAAAAATTATTAGTTTAAGTTTACTGAACATTGCTCTAGGAATTCATATTTTTCCTTTTGTCGTCCAATATACTCGTTCATCGTGGGTTTTTATTGACATTATATACGCACTTTTATTTATGTTTTCTATTGTTTACGCTGGTAAAACGCTACGACAACGAAAATAAATTCATAACTCCCATTAAAAATATGTATGCTTTGTTTCCAAGCGTATCAAATAAATTTAATATCACAAGAAATTGATAGCCTTTGGCTTATGCAATCTGGTATAGATGATGTATCTGACGACTTGCGCTACATTCAACGTGAGCTGTCTGATATACAGTCTTACCTTATAAGTTTGTAAAAACATCCCTAAAAATATAATAAAAAAGGACGTGAAGCAATGTACGGCGACGGTACTATCTGGTACGATAGCAAACGAAAAAAATATTGCTACGACTATTGTGACAACGACGGCAAACGTCACCGAAAACGCTTTGCCACCGAAAAAGAAGCCAAAGAATTTAAGAAAGAAATCCGTGCAGAACGTGATAAAGGAAATCTTACATCCTCTACTATTACCATTGGCGAATGGGTAATAGAATTTTTAGAAACATATCAAAAACCACACCTGCGCAGCAGCAGTTTTGCAAGGCAAAAACAAAGTGCTAATAAGCTTGCTCCTATTGCACATATACCAATTGACCAGCTCAGCGGCAAAGAAATACAAAAGCTGTATAATAGCTATGACGGGATTTTAAGCACATCCTCAATAAGTAAGATACATAAGTTGCTTTTCGCCGCTTACAAGAAAGCTGTGGCTCTGAGAATGGTACAATATAATCCAATGCAAGCTGTCGAACCGGTGAAAATCAAATATAAAGAAATGTCAGTATTTTCTTTTAGTGAACTGATTCGCATCTTCCGTGTACTACGGACCAATAAATACTATAAGAAATACTACACATTATTTTATTTGCTCCTGGTACTTGGCTGCAGGATAGGCGAACTTCTTGCAATAAAATGGGAAGATATTGATTTTGATAAAAGAGAAATTTGTATACAACGCGCAAAAGACAGTGGTACTGGGCAAGTATTCCATGATCCTAAAACAAAAGCCGGTATACGTTACATTCCGATTGTCTATGATGCATGTATCAACCGACTAAAGGCTATGCAGACAAGCGGTAAAATTACTTATATAAACGGCTTCGTGTTTTGCACTGAAAGCGGCAAAGCCCTTAACTATGGAAATATCCGGCGCGCTTGGTTAAAGATATGTGAGTTGGCCGGAGTAAATAAAAATATCCATACATTCAGGCATACATTTGCTACAGCAGCACTCACTAAAGATATACCTATCTTAGAAGTATCAAGGTGTCTTGGACACGCTGACGCAAACACAACCCTTAAAATGTACGGACATGCAATGCCAGGATTTAACAGGCATATAATAGACCTTTTTCAGAAGAAAAAATCAAAGAGTGCGACCAGAACTGCGACCATAAATCAGCAAAGCTAGTTATACCAACGGTTTCCAGACTTGTAACAAGCCCTCCGGAGCCGTGTGCGGTGGTTCGATTCCACTCGGGCGTACCAATGGAAAAGACAGACGCAGACTTGTTCTGCGTCTTTTTTATTTTGCATAAATCATAAAGAACGAAATATAATACTTCGTTTATTCTGGTCATATAAAACCCTGCTGCAAATTACAGCAGGGTTTATTTTCAAACGTTATATTCATATTTTTGAATCGAACCGACAGAAAAATGCACCAAATAATCAGGATAACCATCGACAGGGATCCAAAAAGAAACTACATCACCTAATTTACCGACTTTTTTACGATAACTGGCTTCACCATTCTTCCACGCTTCTTCTGCCCTGCAGCCCTTGTGCTGTTCTAACGGCTCAACTAAAGCACACTTGTTGCCCTCTATGCGTCCTGTACTGGGTGCGACTTTATTGGCAGCAATAATATTACGCTTTTTATCAATAAGCATTGCCGACTCCGGATAATTATCCCACATCAAATGAAACGCTTTAATTACCTCTGCCTTTTCCAT